CCGCCGAACATTTACGCGACGTCAGCGTCAAAGTTTGACCCCCTAGCGTCGATCGAAAAACTGGATTTTTGGATTTTTGGCCAAATCAATTCGACACCCTACAACGTCGGCGCGCGCGGGGTTATCAATGGCTGATAGTCAAAAACGAGGGCATTTGTCACCGACCGAACGTTCGGAAATTATCCGACTGTACACGGCGGGCGGTGTGACCTATCGCGAATTAGGTGAACGATTCGGATGTTCCCGTTCGACGGTGTATCGTGTGATTCAACAGAAAAACACCATCAACATTCCACCCGAACAACGACAATCCGAACAATCAAAACGAAAACAATCGTCATCATCCGAAACGACATTCGATGAATCATCCGTTCAATTGATTGACGACCCAATCGAATTCAGACGATCGAAATTGATTGAAATCGCGGGGGATATAATGTCCACCCGAACACGTGGTTCGGTTCAAGTGTTGCCCGCGTTACATCGATTGCATATTCAAACCCATGACGAATTAACACAAATGAAAAGGGAAATCGACGATTTCGATGATGTCGAAAACCCTGACGATTTGATTCAAACAATCGCCGTCGCGGTGGCGGGGTTGCCCCCTGTATTACGCGATCGGTTAAATGATATGTTAGATGTCGACATGACGAACGTTATTCCGTTACGGGTCAACAGGGGGAACGAATGACAATCAACATATTCAATCGGGATTGTATGGACGCAATGAAGGAAATGAACGACAACGCGTTCGATTTGGCGATAGTCGATCCGCCGTATGGAATCAATATGGCGAAATTATTTACAAGGAATGGAAAAAATAAATCTAAATATTGGAAAAACTATCCTTTGAAAGATTGGGATGAATGCGCTCCAAATCAATTATATTTCGACGAATTGTTTCGCGTTTCCCAAAATCAAATCATTTGGGGGGGGAATTATTTTATTGATAAAATTAAAAAACCTTCGCAGGGTTGGATTGTTTGGAATAAAGGTCAACGAAATTTTAAATTAGCCGACGGTGAAATCGCGTGGACGTCATTTGATAGGGCGATCCGTATCCTTGACTTATCCCGTGGAAAAGCACGGTCTGAAAATAGAAAAACGAACGGAATGTTTCACCCGACAAAAAAACCCGTCAGCCTTTACGAATGGATTTTGGATAAGTACGCGAAACCCGATTGGAAAATATTGGATACACATATCGGATCGGGTTCAATTGCAATCGCGTGTCATGATTTGGGATTCGATTTGACAGGATACGAAATCGATTCAGACTATTATAATGATTGTATGAAACGATTGAACGAACACCAACGACAATTGAAATTATGGAAATGACGTCATCGCCTTCCGTGTATCGGGTTGTGAAATATGACGGACTGATAACCCAATCGGTGTGTTATACATTTTCCATTGAAACGGGGATGTCCCAAATCGAAAAGGACATCGGCGACTATTGCGTTTCATATCCGAACAGTATGGTCAAAAGGATATGGGATAGAAACCCACCGATCGCCGTTTTGACAATCTACGACGAACGGGGATTCGTTCGCGAATGGCAATATTCAATTATTAAATTGCGGGTGTTGGAATGAACCTGTCAAATCTTCGACGAATAGCGCGCGGGACGTCCCGCCTTGCAACCGACGCCGAATCCAATCCCCTTCGGTATTTCAGACCGACCCCCGTACAACGTCGATTTTTAGAGGACTCTAGCAAGATTACAATGTTACGCGGGGGAAACCAAATCGGGAAGACTATGGTTGGGGCTATTGAATGTATATATCGATTATTGGGAAATCATCCAATGAAACGCGTTCCACCCCCCCCGATTGAGTGTTGGATTATTTGTCATAGTTGGGAACAATCAAAAATCATCATGGCGAAATTTCATTCGTTCGTTCCCAAAAACGAATTACATCCCGACGTCGAGTTCGTCGCGGGTCGTGGGTATCGTGGAACGGGCGCGCCCGTCGTCAGGTGGAAAAACGGGTCGATACTACGATTCAAAACAACGAATCAGGCGGGGGGCGGTCGCGGGACAATCGGACTTGCGTCGGGTTCGGTGGATTATATTTTGATGGACGAACCCCCGCCCGCTGATATATTCGGGGAAATTTTATCCAGGGTAACCCGAACGCGTGGTTCGATTGGAATCACAATGACCCCCGTCGGCGTCCCCGTTGACTATTTGAAAAAGTTGGTCGAACAAAAAGTCATTTCGGAACATGTCGGACGATTGACAGTTGAAAACACGACCCCCGACGGATGTCGTCCCATGATGACACAACAGGAAATCGACGATTTGGCGTCTAGTTTTCTACCCATCGACAGAGACGCCCGAATCAATGGTGATTGGGAAGGTGGAATACCTGAGGGTCGCATATTCGAAAACTTTACGGACGATTTGATTTCCGATTTGCCCCCCGTCACAACGATTCGAGATACCGAAACGGGATTGGAAACACCCCGTCAATTTGTTTGGTCTATTGGAATCGACCACGGTCACGAAGTCGGTGCACAGGTGGCGATACTTTGCGCCGTTGACATAACGGATTCAAGCGTTCCGATAACCTATGTCGTCGACGAATATGTCGCGTCAGGTTCAACCGCTGAGGTTCATGCGAAATCAATCATCGCAATGATTCGCCGAAACGGTTTGGAAATCGCGAACATTCAACGATGGACGGGTGACAGGGTTCACGGTGGTTCGAAACGTGGTGACGGTCGAATGTCTAACACGATGTTGACGTCGGCGTTCGCTCATGTGTTGGGATACCCTAAAGGGAAATTACCGTTTCGAATTCGTACCGCTTACAAACCTAAATTTTCGGTGTATTATGGTGTCAATGTGATTCACGAACAAATGTCATCCAATCGATTCCAGATTTTTCCACGATGTAAAGTGACGATCAAATCGTTCAAACATTGGGCAATGAAAAAATCAGGGGGAATGGATACGTTGTCTGAGTATAAACATACGATCGACGCCTGTCGATATGCAATTCTGCCGATAGTCGATGTCAAGTATCGAACCCCCGTAAAACATAAGTCATTCAGGATGTGAAATGAATACAGTTATTCCAAATAAACCCGTCGCCCCTGACACCGAAACCGAACGTCGATGGGAACATTCAGCACTAAGACGACGAATGTTGTTGGGTCAATGGCATGACGATTTGATTCGGGAAATTGGAAATCACATCCCTGTCGACCGTCAAGCGACATGGGGCGTCCCCGATATGTCATCGAACATTTTCAAGGCGACGACATCCGCCCTTTGTGCGTTGTATCTTGAACCGCCTGACGTGTCCGTCGGTGTTGAATATGATGGTCAGGCTGACGGGCTATTGTCCCGAAATGGTTTGGTATCGTCGGCGGGTTATTGGGCACTTATGCAACGAATCCAATTTTATACAATCGGTATTCGTGAATGTTTTGTTCGAATCGATGTGAACCCAACGGGCGACGGTTTGGTTTATCGTATTGTTACGCCTGATTTGATTTATGCGGATAGCCCTGCGGGCGACCCTTCGAAACCCGATGTCATTCACGAATACCGTGTTCGTTTTTGTGAGATATGCAACGAATACGAATGGACGATTGATGTCCTGGATATAACAGACATAAACAATCCAATCTATGAAATTCTAAAGGTCGACATGAATGGACAAATCGGGGAAAACGTTTCCGAACAGTACATCGGACAATCGATGTCGGGCGATAGTTATCCCTATCGGGATTCGAACGGACGTCCCTTCCTTCCTTACTCTTTATATCATGCGGAAATCACGGGGGATTTGTTCGACGCGTTTCACAATTCGGAAATAATCGCGGGAACACTCAATTCGGCGGTTTTGCGTTCGTTCTATTTACATTTATCGAAAAATTGTTCGTTCCCCCAACGTTATATGATGGGCGCGGTTCCTGCGGGAATGTCTATGTTTGATAACGACATCGCATCAAGACGAAACGCAATTTCGACCGACCCGTCGTCCGTGTTGTTATTTAATCCCGACCCCGATTTGATAGCGGGTCAACAACCCCAAATCGGACAATTTCAAGCGGGCGGGGATGTCGAAAAGATGTTGGAATCAATCACAACATACGAACGCGGGTTGGCGTCAAGTGCGGGAATCAATCCCGCCGACGTTCAAAAGATGTCAGGCGATCCCCGTTCGGGTTATGCGATTGCCGTTTCGCGTTCATCCCTTAGAGAAACACAACGAAGGTATTCGCCCGCGTTCCGTCGTGGCGATGTGGAAACATTGGAAAAATCCGCGATGATTGCGAACAGGTTCATCGGTGGCAATTATCCTGAAACGGGTTATCGAATCGAATATCACGCGGTCGAATTGTCGCCCGAAGAATCAAAAAGTCAACGTGAACACATTTTGTCTTTATTGTCGGCGGGATTGATTTCAAAAATCGACGCTATTCAAATTCTTCATCCTGATTTGGATGAACAGGACGCGCGCGCCAAATTGATTCGAATACAACAACAAAACATTTTTTAACCTTCCAAAACAGGAAACAACATGTCAAAAATAAAGGTCATCGAGGGAATCGAATACATCATGAAAACCGACGTCGACGAAATCGTTTCGTCGCGTATTTCGAAATATGCTGAAAAGGTTCGGGAATACGAATCCCGAATCGATTCATATCAAACCCAATTGGACGAAACGAAAGCGTCGGCGGGATTGGTTGAAAAATTGAACGGACAAATCGATTCATTGAATAGCGAATTGAAAACCGCCCGTTCACAATACGATCGACATTCGACAATCGGCGAACATGGAATCACCGACCCCAACATTCGGGACGCCGTCGAATGGGCTTTCGAACGTGAAATGAAAGGTCGCAATAAAAAGGATCAAATCCCATTGGGCGAATGGTTGGGAACAATCAAAGAAAACCCCGAAAACGCGCCGTCGGTTTTACGTCCGTTTTTCAATCCAACCGTTTCCGAATCCAATCAAGAAACCGAACAACCCCCCGCCGATGTTGAACGTCAAAATCCCGCCCTTGTTGAACATCAACAGTCCCCCCTAACGACACAACCACCGACATCGAACGCGGGCGTCAAACATGTTTCAAGTGTTCCCCCGTCGGATTTGTTGTCCCGTGCAACCGACCCAGAATTTTATACCAAAAATCGGGACGCGATTCGTCAGGCTTATTATTCACAAAAAAAGAAATCGGGCGCGTTCAAATTGTAAACACTACAAACAGGTGACATCATGGCATATTTTAAATATAGTGACGGGGCGGGTGTTCCGACACAACATTCATTTTCGAATACAAATCAAATCATTGTGAATCATGGTTTGGGTTTTCCGCCGTCGGTGTGGATTGTCATCGGTGGCGAATTGGTGTTCGGTGAAATCACACATAACAACACGGCGACATTCACAGTCCAATTTCAAACAACCGAAACGGGTGTGATATATTATCGATGAATCACAATGATTCGAATCAACATTCATTCAAGGAAATAAAAAAATGGCACAAAGATTTTTAGCGCAAGAAGTAATTGCTGAAGGCGTAATCAAACAAAAAGGAACGGTATCACATGACGAACATTTGGTCACGCGTGGATACCTACACGGAAACGTATTGAACGCAATCCATCCCGATTCGGCGAATTATTTGTCAGTCGTTGCCGATGGTGGTGTGAACAAATTAAAGGTTCAACCGTTGACGATTGGTTCAACGACCGTCGATTCGTCTAACGGAACAATCAATTTGTTTGTATCAAATGTATACACGGGTTCAAGTCATCAAGAAGGCGACATCGTTATTCTTTCGACCGCGTCCCCTGTTGAATCATGGATTCACAACGGCGGTTCGGCGGGTACTGTTGCCGATTGGAATCAGTTAAATACTGGTTTAAGCGACGCCCAAATTCGCGCCCTGTTGTCAGGTGGAAACGCTTTGACATACAACAACGCGACAGGTCAATTCGACGTCGTACAAGACGACATTCGAGCGATGTTTTCAGCGGGTGCGGGACTGACATTTTCAGCGGGACAATTCAGTTTCACAGGTAATTCGGATGTCGTGTCCGAAGGTAGTTCGAATTTATATTTCACGAACGCCAGAGTCGACGCCCGATTGTCAGGCGGTGCGGGAATCACTTACACGAACGGCGTTATCGCGTTCAATGGTGATTCGGATTTAGTGTCCGAAGGTAGTACAAATTTATACTATACCGACGCCCGCGTCGACGCTCGATTGTCAGGTGGAACGGCTATCACATATACGAACGGGGTAATCGCGTTCAACGGTACAACATCCAACGTCGCCGAAGGTACGAACCTATATCACACCGAAAGCCGTGTAAAAAGTGCGCTTGGTGTGAAAGCGGTTTCCGCCCCTGACGTTCAATTGTTGACCTACGATCAAAGCGCGGGTGAATATGGTGTCGCGTTGTCTGACGTTTTCGCCGAATTCAGTGCGGGAACGGGAATCGCATATTCAAACGGTGTATACAGTTTGAACGCTGATACCGATTTGGTGTCCGAAGGTAGTTCGAATTTATACCATACGACCGCCCGCGCCCGCGCAAGTGTGCAAGCCGACCCCGCAACTGGAAACCTTTTGACGTACAATAACGCGTCGGGTGATATGGCGGTGATGTTGTCATCAATCCGAAAAGGTTTCGCGAATCAATCATTGACCGCGAATACTGGTTTAGTATTGACGCACAATCTCGGGGAACGTGTGGTTCAAGTTTCGGCTATGGATTCAAGTGGAAACGACATCCAATTGCAAAAAGCCTACACGTCATCAACTCAAATCACAGTGACATCAACAATCGCCCTGACAGGTGTTGACATTGCGGTTTCATTGTAAAAATAAAAACTTGTTGTTGGTTCACCCGTCCCATTTGGGGCGGGTGTTTCCGTTTAGATCGCCACCCGTCAACGACTCTTTTCAATGACCATAAACAATTTAGACGACGATGTTTCCGACGCGACAAAAATCGATCGATTGGATTGTCGACCCGTTTCAAGTGAAATCGGACACATGTTGTTAGCTGGTACAAATGAAAAATGTTGGATGTCCGAAACACCATCCCCGAAGGAATCCCCGTCGTTTCCATTAAATGAGTAATTGATTTTTTCAGTCCCACCGATTGAAATCATTGTCGCGTCACGTGGAATCGTTATTTCGGTCGCCGTGTCGCTGATGTCAAATCGTCGCGTGATTGGATATGAATTAGTTTCGATTGATATGGTCATGTTTTCCCCTGATTGATTGGTTCATCACAAAATAACATGAAAAGTCCATATTGTGACGGTGTCGTTCAACATTTTCATTTTGTTGATATAGTGTTTTGTGTGGACTATGACAAATCGGGTCACACCCGTAAAACGTGAACATTGTCGGGAATGTCCAACATCCTTCGGAACGGGTCACACCCGATAACAGTGAAAACCGAAACGACATTCACATAATAAAACAATTCAATTTTACGGAAAAAAAATGACTACATATGCAAATTTAGGAAACCTAAGACTTTCCGCAATGATAGAAAATGAAGTTCGCGCAATACTTGCCGACATGGCATCTATTCGCAATTCGGGCGCGTTGTTGTACGCGGGCGACGTTGCCAATATTGGTTCGGATACAATTCGATTGCGTTATGCGGATTGGGGAGCCGCTCAACCTTTTAACGCCGTTGCCGATGGTGCTGATTTCAGCGCAACCGCGATAACCGCGTCGACTGTTGACATCACGATCGGGCGTTCGGCTTTACGTTACGACCTGACAGATTTGGCGAATTTCACGGGACTTGGTTTAGACATTGACCCGTTTTCGATTGCGTCAAAAATGGCGATGAGTGCCGAAGCGCGAATCAATGAAATCGTGACCGCAACATTCTCAAGCGCGACGAATAGCGTCGGATCAAGTGGAACGGATATGAGTGTCGACGACTTTTTCGACGCGATGTTCCAATTGCAATTAGCAAACAACGACGGCGATTTCGTTTCCGTTTTACATCCACAACAATTGTCAGACCTTCAAGACAGTTTGCGCGGTGAATCAAATAACGCGATGGCGTTCAATCCTGCGACCGCTGAAATGTTGAAAATCAAAGGTCAGGGATACGCGGGTACTTTGATGGGTGTTGATTTGTTTAAATCTTCATACGTGGAAGAAAGTGCAGGAAACAAAATCGGCGCGATGATGTCAGTTGGTGCGGTTGCGTATGCTATCGGAACACCTAGACCACTTGCGGGCGCGGGTGCTGAAATCCGTCCAGCTGGTACGCCTTGCGTCGTCGCCTTCCAACGTGACGAGTCGAAAGGATTGACCGAAATTATTGGTCACCTATATTGTGGAGCATCAAAAACGGAAGATGACCGAATCGTCAAAATCGTTACAGACGCATAAAGTTTTGGGGGATGACAGGGGTTTTCCCTGTTTCCCATGTTATCCCCCCCCTTCGGGGGGTGGGTCTTTATCATTCAACAAAAAACAGGAAAAAATATTATGGAAACATTTACGCCGACAACATGGACAGGGGCAACCCGAAACGAACACGTTCAAAAAGTGAACAATCGCGGAAACGCGCCGTTCTATTTGTCTCATCATCCTTTTCAATGGGAATTGGTTCAAATCGATGACGACGTTTTCGAATGGTTGCCGACATTCTCAAAAATTAACGAAATGGCGGGGGTCAATGGTGTACAACATACGCCGTCGGGGGTTGATAGCACTGTCACCCGAATGAAAATGGCTGATAAGGGGCACACCATTTTGGAACGTGAATTTGGTTATGTTACCCGATACCCATCGAAACAAGGTGGATTCTATTACGCGATGAAATGGGACGTTCCGAAAATCATTGGAAACAAAACGTTTTGGAAACATGACGAACAGGGTTACAACGCCTGGCGGAAACTTTTGATTTCCGAAGGCATTATCGAACGCCCTGAAATCGAAATCATTGAATTGAAATTGAACGACATCGACAGAAAAATCGACAGACGATTGAAGAATCAACACATCCCCGAAATCAAAAAGGAAATTGATGGATTGTATGAAATCAAACGTCAAATGAAATCGGCGTTCGATTTGTTGTGGAATAAACCCAAATCAAAGAAAAAGGGGAAATGATGTCATCACGCGAACACGTTGAACAATTAACAAATCGAATATATCAATCCGAACGAAAACAGGGAAAACAAGTTTCACGGGAATCAATCCGCGAACAGGTGGTTCGAACCGCCAAACGAAACGATCAAAAATCCCAAAAATAAACCCGTTACCATAGGTAAACAAAATGTCATATTCAGGACGACCATTTTTCCGAATCCCGCGCCCCTTATTACTCGAGGGTGGTGTCGAATCAAAAACCATATCCGCGCCTTTAGTTGTATTGGATAAGGATTCCCTTTTTCAAGTTATCGACGGTGGCGGGACGGATCGTGATGTCACGTTACCCGCTGAAAAATCGGGTCGTGTTTATATGTTCGCGAACGTTGGTTCATCACATAATTTAAATTTGAAAAAGTCAGATGGAACAACCCCCGTCGGGTCAATCGCTCATGGTGTTTCAAAATGGGTTGTTTGTGACGGAACAAATTGGTTCATTCTTTAAGAGGTTAAGACGTGGCAACACAAAACCTATATTCCCCGCGAATACGGATTCACGATGTTCTTGAACGTTCGCGTTCATACGTTGTTGACCTTCCAATATATCGCGACAATGATTTGATTTCCCCAACGGGCGCGTTTTTCACTTTGAACGACCCGTCGGGAAATCCTGTCATCGCCCGAACGGCGGTTTCAATCATTGCCAACGTCGCCACCTATACGATCGGCGCGTCAGAATTGCCCGATTCCCTTGAATTGTCGGAGGGATATGTTCAAATATGGGAATTGACAATTGATAGTCACGCCTACACATTCAGAAAACCGACCGCGATTTCGTTGTCGTCATTGTATCCCGTGATATCCGATTTGGATTTGGAATCCGAATACAGTGACCTTGCAAACATTCGCCCGTCGTCATTGGGTACAACTTACCAAAAATATATCGATGAATCATGGATTCAATTAATTCAACGGATTCGCGATATGGGGAACATGGAATACTTGATCATGTCGCCCCAATCCCTTCGATCAGCTCATAAAAATCTAACGTTTTATTTGATTTGGAAGGACATGGATTCGTCGGGTTTGGGTGAAGGACGCTATTTGTCACTAGCCCAGGAACATCGAAAACAATTCGAATTCGACTTTCGTCGTCTTACGTTCAATTACGATTTGAATAAAGACGGTCGCGACGACGACCCGAACAAAAGGCGTTCGAATCTGGGTGTGTTTTACACGGCGGTTTCACCAACATATATCCGTCGACGGGGTTGGTGATGTCAACGGTTTCGATTTCAACAATTCGTCAGCGATTCGCGACGGCGGTTTCGTCGTTGTCAGGATTTCACGAATTACGAAATCCATTCGATGGATATGGACGTTCTCCGAACACGGTCGCGAATCTAGGTTTCGCCGTTGGGGTTCGTGGTGTCAGTACGCGCGACGATTCCCGACAACGTCAATCCGTCGGGGTCATGTTTGAAACGGAATTGTTCGTTCGATTCATTTTCCGAATCCGTCCAAAGGATCAATTGATTTCACTTGACGAAGGATTCGACAACGTGGAAACGGTTGTTCGTACCTTGACGAATCGTTCGACACCATTACACGACGATCTACAAATTCGCTTTCAAGGGTTCGACAATGAATTGTCGGATTCAGGCGAATATACATTTTTCACGCTATCATTTACAATCATTCATTTCATTTCATTAATTTAGGGGGCTTATTATGGCTGACTCTTTGGTCGTCGCAACAAGACGCGACGGAACAATTCAAATTCTCGACGGCGGTTCGAACACTTATTCGGTATCGTTTGAAGCGGGCGATTTTTCATTTTCAGAACCGAAAGCCGATCGCGTGGTTATCCGTGATCGTGGTGTTATTGTAGGACTGAGAGAGGGCGACACCCCTGTGATAACGTTTTCTTTTTCTGTTCACTTGCGTTCATTGACGGATACAACCGCCGACAATCTCATCGATAACATTTACAATCGCGGGTTTCATTCGGGTTCACCATTGACATCGACAGGAACAACGGGTTTCGAACAATTTTTGGAAACTGTTAAGTTTATCGCGGACACATCGGGAATCGGTGGGAATACTCAAACCGTGACATTTTCAAAATGTCTATTGGAAATGGGTTCAATGTCCGAAAGTGCTGACGGCGATACTTTAGAAGTATCGGGCGAATGTTACGGCGGTATTACTTACGCTCAAACCTAAACAATCAATCATGAAAACAGGGATTTATCATGAAAAAAATTAACTTACACCCTTTCGGGGAATTGGAATGTCAACGCCCGCCCCTTTCAATATGTTTCGACGTGGTTTCGATGTTTTCGGAATCAACGGAACGACATGTTCGCGCGCGATTGTGTGCGGTGGCGTTGTGTTATGCAATCCAGGACAATCGATTTCCAAAAAAACCGACGTCGTTCGAATTGATTCAACACGGTTCGAAATGTTTGGATTTCCTTTTCGGGCGTGGTGTTCCCGTTTCGTCAATCTACGAAATCGGATTGGATTTGATTGGATGGTTCGCGGAATCGTTGCCATCCGAAAACGAGGTCGTCGACGTCGAAAATTTTTCCGAATAACGACGGCGGGAAACATCGAACGAACGGGGTTCGCGATTTCCAGATTCTGGAATAAAGAACCGACATGGTTCGAATCGTTGCCCCGTGATTTGAAGGTTCGTATTTTGGCGGATTATCGGATTCAATGCGATGATTCCAAAACACAAAAGAAGAAAGCCGACAAAATCAAAATCGATCGAATACGTAGTCGACGGGATGAATCATGAAAACCGTTAAATATGGAAAAGGGAAATCAGCGATTGAATTCAGTGGAACCCAACGTCGATTGATTTTGGAAACGTTACGCAGTGCCGAACCGATTATCATGTTAATTCTTGAAAGTGAAATCGAAGATTTGAAAGAACATTCGGAACGGAATTGGTTGGTTCGTCAAAAGAAATATGGAAAAAGTCAGGGTTCAAAAGATAAACACATAACAGGAATCAGAG